TCATGATTGGAAAAACGCATTATCATCGTCAGAACCATACTTGTTAAAAAGAGTATTGGATTCCATGAACCGATCTCAATTAGAAAGTAAGTTGTGGATAATCCAAGAATTAATCAAGTTAGAAATTAAACCAAAAAGAGTTGCAATACTTGCTGGGTGGTACTCACAATATATCATTCCTCTTTTGATAGAACACGGTGTTGAGTTCATTTATAATTTTGAAATTGATCGTGACGCTAAAGACATATCTTACAAGTTTAATAAAAGATATAAGGATCAAGAGAAATACGAATGTCACATAACGGATATTATGTTTAAAGAAATATGGAGAAAGGAAGAAAATTATGGAGCCTTTGATGTTCTTATCAATACTTCTTGTGAACATATGTTTCCCATGCGTAGATTCCGTGAACTTAATAAAAATTTAAGTGGAAATCCAATATATGTTTTGCAATCTACAAACGAGGATAAATATGAGGACCACATCAATTGTGTGAGTGGTCCAGAGGAACTTGCAGAACAAGCAGAGTTTGTGGACATCATGTATAGTGGAACAAAGACATTAGACAATGGTATGGAAAGATTTATGGTGATAGGAAAATGATAAGCAAAAAAATCGTAGATTGGTGTAGAGATAATGATGTTTGGTATCTCAAGATGGACATAGAGATACCGGAGGTTTGTATTCAAGAAGCACAGACAGTGTATGATGAGGGGTTCTTTGTAGATCATAGATACGGTGATGGAGATGGTTGGTGTTCTGCGGCCATACACAGTTATGTGGAGAAAGGTTCTGACCCATCACTAGGATGGTATCATACAAAAAATCCAGATGGGCATGGTTTATCTGAGAATAATGTTGATTGGGGATGGACGGAGATTGCAGAGGTCGCACCTGAGACTAAAAGATGGTTGGAAGATTTTCCACACAAAAATTATCGACGTTTGCGATTTATGTTATTGAAACCGGGCGGTGCTATTGTAGATCATAATGACTCCAATGAAAAAAGAGATAGAGAAGGAAGAACTAGAAACATTGCTGGTGCAATCAATCTTGCGTTTTATCAACCAGAGAATTGTTATCTGAGACGCACAGACACAAAGGAAGAGTTACCCTTTGAGAACTGCACGGGTTTCTGGTTTGACAACGGCGTAAATCACGAAGCATTAAACAGTTCAAACGAGAATAGGTTCCACTTTATTATGCATGGTGGTTTTAATAAAGAACGCAAAGAGTTGATGAAGAAATCGCTGGTAAAACAGTTTGGTAAAGATGTATTGAGAGAGATCAATGAATAACTTTGATGAGTTTGTTACCTTGTGGGTGGGTGAAACAGAGAATAAAAAAATATATACAAGATTTAAACATATGTTGTTTCTAGTAGTTTATCCAGATAAACTAAAGTGGGATTTTGGAATAGAGAAACAAACCCAAACTACAACATTTATGGTATCAGGTGGTGCCACTGGAGGGAACAGTGGCCACGATGTTCATTTTTGTTATAGAAGTGAAGTTCATGATGTTCTTTTAAATTGTGATCATACTCATGCTATGATTGTATCAGTTGGTATGGTATTTGATATGGTATCTGGTGGTCCAGAGAAAAGACAAACACCGATAACAGACTTCTATGATTTTGTGGAGAGTGGTCAGTTTTGCAAAGCACACATAATGGCAAGACCAGACCGTAAAGCATATTTTCACCACCAACATATGAATTTAAATTTGACAATGTGGAAGGATATTGGAGCTCCAGATATGTCTGAGAGGTATGGTGTTATTAAACGATCCCCCGACAATTTCCATGATGACTATACCCCGCCATGGATTGATGTGAAAGGTCTGCCTACTGTCACAAATTTTACGAAAGATGAAAGATCAAGAAAGTCTTTTTCATACTATAGAGATCATCAAACTGAAACTTGGAAAGACCTTGATAATGTAGATTTAAATGACTACTATTTTAGTAGATTTATGACAAGAATACGAAAACATTTTTATATAGAGAATACAGAAAGAGTTGGAGAACTACCTACGGAAAAATTTGATATCATATTTTCTACCACGGCAGGTCAACGTGCTGCATTCATAGTTGATCGATTAGATTTTGACGGTGAGATTGTTCTGTTTGATTATTGTCAAGAAAATTTAGACATAAAACAAATGATTTTAGAAATGAATATGTCTTTACAGGAAATTTATTATTACGGTCAAAGGCTCACTCACAATATGGTAATGCCTGATTCTATCGCATCTAAAAACGCAAAGAAAGACATGCCTGCATTTGAAGATTTAAGAAAATTAGAACAAAAAATGCAAAAGGATTATGATATTGAATATTGGTTGATGGATGTTATATCACCAGATTATGATAAACTCTTGAAAAAAATTAAAGGAAAAACTGTGTTTTTCGATGCAACTAATATCTTTTGTTATCACATGTCACACGCATATTATACTCTAGATGAGTTGGTAAATGCGTATAATAATTTACTGAAGGTTTTAAAAAAAGCAGACGGTGCTTATTTCCGAGGACATAGACCGACAAAACAGAGGGTAGATGGATGGATATCGTAGCAGTTCGTATCGGTGATAAGTATGGTCCAGAGTATGAGACATACTTAGAGAACAAACTACCAGAACATAACTTTATCTGGATTCGTGAACCATATCATCCAGACGTAACTTTGCAATGGAACAAGATGTGGGGTATGCAGATGGACACTGATGAACCTATCTGTGTTATGGACATTGACATTCTATTGGCCAATGATTATAAGAAGGTTTTTGACTATCCAATCAAGCCGGGGCAGTTTCTTGCGATGCCGGGATGGTGGAGAAATGACTCAAATCTTTATCAACTCAATGGTGGTTTCTTCAAATACTATCCGAAGGAGTGTCGTTACATCTACGATAAGTTTATGAGTGATGTGCATCACTGGCAAAAGTTCTATATTGAAAACGGAACTACTACAGGACCAGTAAATGGGGAACAATATTTTGTAGGAGATAGTGTGAATGAGAGACTAGAACTCATTACACTTCCTGACGAATGGTTTACCAGATGGGTTGCAGATAATAAAGTTATTGATTATAAAAACACCAGAACTTGGCAATACAGTATGACTGAAAAATATAAAGAAAAGACAGGTAATGATTGGATATATATGGGTGGGGAGTTTCATCCAGATATAAAGTTCGTACATTTTACAAACCACAGAAACAAACCGCATGAGTGGAGAGACTATGAAAGTTTTTGCAGCAACTAGTTCATCTTCAGACAGTATAGCTATGTTGTATAAACTTCTTACTGAAACTACGGATGATGTAATATCAAGGATACTTCACCTTGACGCATCTGATCAAGATTTAGAACATTATCCTATTGTCTGTAATTGGTTGAAAGAAAACGTCCGTGATTTTGATTTTGGTTTTGCAGAGTTTGAAGATCGTGCTAGTGATACCATGTTAGAAACCATAAGGTCAAAATTATATAATATTGCACTGTTATCAGAAATGCATGACGTAGATTTGATATGCATGGGATACAATACATATAACTGGAGTCCCTCTAATTGGTATTTTCAAACTACAGAACCTATTAGAAAGTTTTATGAAAGGGGTAATCCATATACTAGATTAGATCATTCTATTTTTAGAGATTACACAGATATCCCTATTGATTGGCCATTGATGAATCGTAAAACTAAACCTATGGGGCGGTGGCAAACGTGGGAATCTTTACCAAATGAACTGCAAAAATTAATTTCTAACTGTCCTTGTGGAAAGTGTAATAAGTGTATATGTTGGGATTGGTATAATAAAAAGAAAAATAAAGGATTTAGTGCAGAAGAACTTGATGATCTTATTATGAAAGAAGGCAAATACGGAAAATATTACACAGAAGATAGTATTAAAGAAACCAGACATGATGCTTATGGTGATAAGTTATTACCTACTAAACCTCACAATAAGTGATATCCTACATAAACCAAATGTTATAAATATATAAAAAAGGATATCTTTATGGCCATACCTACAAGTAAATCAACATTCAAAGATTATTGTTTTAGGGCACTAGGTTCTGGTGTCATTGATATCAACGTGTCAGATGATCAAGCAGATGATCGTATTGACGAGGCATTGCAATTCTTTGCACAGTATCACTATGACGGTATTGAGAAGATGTATCTCAAACATCTTATTACCGAAGAAGAAGTTACGAGAGCAAGAGCAAACACAACATCAACCGGAACAGATACATCAGATAATTCCATCACCGCAACATTTCTGGAGGGTAATAACTTTATCCCGATGCCAAGTGCTGTTGTGTCTGTGATACAGGTATGGCCATTTACAGACACGGGCGGCGGTAGTAACATGTTTGATTTACGTTATCAGTTACGTCTCAATGATTTATTTGACCTTTCCTCTACGTCTGTCATTCAGTATCAGATGGCTATGGACAACTTAGACCTTCTAGAACATATTCTTGTGGGTGAGACACCGATCCGTTTCAATCAACATCAGAACCGTCTGTACATCGATGCAGATTGGGAGAATGACTTTACTGCTGGAACAGACTATATCATTGTCGAGTGTTATCGTAAACTAGACCCAGCAACTTACACAGATATTTTTGACGACATCTATCTCAAGAGATATGCAACTGCACTAATCAAACAACAGTGGGGTGCGAACCTGTCTAAGTTTAGTGGCGTTGCAATGCTCGGTGGTGTTACTATGAATGGTGAAACAATATATTCACAGGCACAGGAAGAAATCAATAAGTTAGAAGAACAAATCGCACTCACGTTTGAGTTGCCAGTAAACTACATGGTAGGATAATTCATGGCAGTTAATAAACATTTTCATACTAGTAATGTTGCTGCAATTGCAACTGAACAATCTTTGTATGCTGACCTAGTTGCAGAAGCAATTCAGATTCACGGACATGATGTATATTATCTTGACCGCACACTAGTTGCAGAAGACACTGTGCTTGGAGAAGACGCACTATCTAAATTCAACACACAATCTCTTATTGAAATGTATATGGAAAACTCTGATGGTGGCTATGCTGGAGAACAAGAACTGATGTCTCAGTTTGGTTTGCAGAACCTTAGTGAAGCAACTTTCGTTGTAAGTAAGACACGATTTCAAGAGAAGACAAAACAAGTACAAATAGAAACGGGAACAGACTCAACATCGTCTGGTTCAATTCAATTGGAGTCTGGTACACTCTCAACATCTAAACTAGAGGGCGAGATATTTTACATTATAAACGAGACTGACGCAACTGATGCTGATAGACCACTAGAGGGTGATGCAATTTATCACCCCACACTTAAAAAATTATTTGAGATTAACTTTGTGGATCACGATGATCCCTTTAACCAGTTAGATACCAACCCTGTTTACAAACTGCGTTGTCGGTTGTTTGATTATGGTTCAGAGGAACTTGATACAGGTATCACTGAAATTGATGCAATATCTGATGACCTATCAACTGCTAGTTCTGATTATCAGTTTACACTAGAAAATGAAAGTATTATTGGTCAGTCATTTACAATAGATATAAATGGATATACTTTAGATGCAACGAATGTTACCCTTGATTCTACAGTAATTAGTATAGACCCAAATTCGTTTGGTGAAAGTTTATTGCTTGAAAATGGCAGTTTCCTTATATCGGAAGACTATATAGTGGGTGATGGAGTAACGGATAAGACAGCTCAGAACGAGTTGTTTGATTCATTAGATGATACGATACTGGACTTCAGTGAATCGAATCCATTTGGTGATGCAGGGAGTGCAGATTAATGCTAGGACAACAATTTTATCACGAAACAATACGCAACATCGTTGTTGGTTTCGGAACAATTTTTAATAATATTCAGTTAGTTCGTAAGGATAACTCTGGTGTAATTCAACAAACCATGAAGGTTCCTTTGGCCTATGGTCCAAGGCAGAAGTTTCTTGTGCGATTAAATGATGATGCAGACTTGACTAAAGCTGCTGCGGTCACTTTACCCCGCATTGGTTTTGAGATTACGGGTCTTACATATGATCCCGGCCGAAAATTAAATCGTGTGCAAAAGTTTAAAAAAGTTAAGGGCGATAAGTCAGAACAGTTAGACACGCAATATATGCCTGTTCCTTATAATATTGATTTTGAACTTTACATTCTTGCAAAACAATCTGATGATGCATTACAGATTGTTGAACAAATTCTTCCGTACTTTCAACCAGATTATACAATCACGATGAATGATAATGCTGACATGGGTGTTAAAAAAGATATTCCTGTTATTCTAAACAGTATTTCCTATGAGGATGATTATCAGGGAGACTTTACGACAAGAAGAGCTATCATTTATACATTGTCTTTCACATGTAAGTTCTATCTCTATGGTCCTGTCACATCTAGTAAGGTTATTAAAACAGTACAGGTTGACGCATACACTGATATGCCAGATAAAGCACCTAAACGTCAACAGAGACTTACTGTTACACCAAATCCCACATCAGCTGATGCAGATGATGATTTTGGTTTTAACGAGGTAACCTCATTCTTTGAAGATGCGAAAAACTATAATCCAGTGACAGGTGAAGATGAGTGATAACATGTTTCATTATGCAGATGTTTCTTTGTCAGTAATTGATAATCTAATAAATTTAGAAGAAGAATTACAAGTATTAAATCGGACTAGAGAATTCAAACACAAGAATTATGAAAATTATTTCGGATACAAAAAAATGTCCGATAGTGGATTTCCAATAAATGAAATGAGCGGTTGTATGCAGGGTCATACCAGCCATGAATTTTTTACTGAAGATGAAAAATTAAAGTCGATAAAACTTTTTAATGAAATTCTAAAACCAATTATTGGATATGAACCAAACACTCAAGGTAGGTATGGGTATTACAAACAGCCAATTCACATACATAATGATGGTGAAAATTATCTGGGTGATAATTGGAAATCACATAACAGAACAGGGCAAATGCCTCGGCCTGCAAACACAACAGTTTTCTTTCCACTAAGATGTTATAAAGAAGATGGAAGTGCTGGAACAACTGAGACTGTATACTTTGACCAAAAAACTCCTTGGTCTGCAAAATCTGGAATTAATATTGAGAATGAAGAAGAAAGGTTCTATAGAAGACACGGTGCATCTGGGTGGAACTATGATCATGATTATAGTGATTTGATAGGATACACTAACAAACCTTTTGATTCAGATGTTTGGGTAGAACACCTACAACACCACCCAATTGAGATGTTACATGGGTTTAGTTTTGCAGCATCCGTTCCTTGGAATATTGGTGAGGTTGTGATGTTTGAGACTTCAAGAATTCATTGTAGTTCTTATATGGAAGATTGTTTTGGTAAAGACTGTTTTCTTGTGAAAGTCAACACAAATTTATGGGATTAGTATGAAAATATTAATTCCATTCTCAGGCGGTGTAAACTCAACATATTCTCTTTATCGTTGGTTAACGGAGACTGACGTTGATATTTTTGTTCGATATGGAGTTGATCGTTTTGAGAATGATAATTTCAATGCAGAGGAACTTGAAAGAGTACGAAATGTATCACACTTCCTTAAAAAAGAATATCGTGATTTTGATTTAGAACTAGGTGAGTTTCCTAAACAGTATGTAAAGGAACAGATTCCAATCCGGCCGGGATTTAAAAAAGGAAAATATGATATTGGTTCTCTTAGGCCACGTTATGCTGGATACATCAATTGGTGTTTTGAAACAGGAGCAGATGGAATATCCATAGGAATATGTTTAGAAAATACAGCAACTCAGGGTTATGAAGTAAGTCGTCGGGAATCTGGTATTGAAAATATTGGTGTTGATATATATTTGGGTGGTGTAAGAGAACTAATTCCAGTATCAATTGGTGATAATTTTAATTATGATGAGGTTGCAAAAGACATGACGGGCCGATTTGAACAGTATGAGTTCTTACCAAAAGAACTACAAGATTTGTGTATTAGGAATAATTCAGAGAGTCGTGCTGGGCGTGAAATGTCATATTGGAAAACCTATGAAAAATTTATCGGTGAGGGTAAGACAGGAAGAGACTTTGATTTGTATTGTGCGAAACACGGCAGTTATGGTCCTTGGAGACATGAAGCTGATCCAGAGACTTATATGTATAGGGGTCGAGGTGAGGATGGAAATTTACATTATTTACTTTATGAATAAGGAAGGTTTTTGAAAAATGAAAATACTTATACCATTTTCTGGAGGGATTAACTCTACATACTCACTTTATCGTTGGTTAACGGAGACTGACGTTGATATTGTTGCAAGAGGCGCTTATGATAAATTTGAGAGTGAAGAATATAATTCTAGAGAAATTAAAAAATTAAGAGAAATTGTTATTTTTTTGAAATCAGAGGTTAGAGATTTTGATTTTCAAATGGTAAATTGGTCAATTGATTACGTCGAAGAACGTACACCAATTAGACCCGGCTTCTCTAGTAAGTATAATGTAGGTGCTCTCAAACCAAGATACGAAACTTTTCCTTTGTGGATTAAAGAAACGGATGCTGACGCAATATCAATAGGAGTATCGTTAGAAAATACAGCACTGGACGTTGGTTATAATACATTACGTTCTATTGTTGAACCAACTGGTGTTGATATTTACTTGGGCGGTATTCGTGATCTAACACCAGTTCCACAGGGCGATGATTTTGATTGGGATGATATAAGTTTAAAAATTATAGGTAGGTTTGAGCAATACGAGTCAATACCAAAAGAGTTACAAAGTTTAGTTGTCAAATGTGATTTGAATACATGTGAAGACAATCAATGTCGTACATGCGCTTACCAAAGAACCTATGAAAAATTTATCAGTAAGGGCAAGACAGGAAGAGACTTTGATTTGTATTGTGCCAAAAAAGGAAGTTATGGTCCTTGGAGACATGAAGCTGATCCAGAAACTTATTATTATCGTGGTGCATCAAAAAAAAGAAATGGTGAAAATGCTAAAGAAGCTACTCTTCCATATCTAACATATAAGTAAAGGATATGTCATATGGCAAATGAAATAGATAAAGCGCTTGGAGTGGTTGGGGATGTTATTCCACCAGAAGCTTCTTTGAACCCAAAAACTAAAATGTCTGATGTTTCTCGTTATCCAGTAGAGCTAGAAGAGGGTGAAGATATTGATGCTGATTACAAATACCAAAGAGAGAACTTCTATCGGTTGGTTGAACAGGGTTCTAATGCAATTGAAGGTATCCTTGAACTTGCGAAAGAGGGTGAACACCCAAGGGCATACGAGGTTGCTGGACAGTTAATCAAGAATGTTGCAGAGGTCACTGAGAAGTTAGGTGATCTACAAGAGAAGATGAAAAAACTCAAAGAGGTTCCTGATCATGGGCCTAAGAGTGTTACGAATGCATTATTTGTTGGTAGCACCGCTGAGTTACAAAAAATGTTGAGGGGTAAAAGTGAGTAAGGTTATTTATTATCATACAAATTCTTTTCCAGAAATAAGTGAAAGAGATGAGTATAAATTAGCAACTAATTTTGGTATGCACTCTCCACGTTTTAGAATTTGTTTTGATAATTATTTTGATTTAGTTGAGAATCCTTTTACAGAGTTTCCAACAAATTTTACATCAACATTCGAAGAGTTAACTAATCGTAGGGCTGTAGAGTTGTGGGATATTGGCAAACCAATAAGATTGTGGTGGTCAGGTGGTATAGACAGCACATGTGCATTGGTAAGTCTGCTGAAAACTAAAAGGTTGGATACAAGTCTTACTGTGTATCTATCAAAAGCTAGTGTACAAGAAAATCCACGTTTCTATGATTTGTTAGTTAATAAGAAAATTAATTTGCAGTGGCATTCTTTTGATAACTATGTCTATGACAATGATCAGTTATGGGACGGGCAAACAATTAATGTTAATGGTGGCGGGGGAGATGAATTATTTCTCGCAATATCATCATATACATCTATAGAGGATTTTTTCAAAATTAAAGACCACGATTGGATTAATGTTATGAAAGATTCTGATATGTTAAACACTGCTGAAAAGTATATTGATATGTCTCCATACAAACCAAAAACATGTTGGGAGTTACTTTGGTGGTTTGCTAGGAGTATAGATGATTTATTATCAAGATACCTCTCACCAAGATTTCTCAAAGACCCATCTGTGTATCATCTAGAATATCCATTTTTCTACACAGATTATTTTGAGAAGTGGGCTTTGTCTAATCCATATGCTGGACATAATGGTGACTATGGAACATACAAATGGCCAATGAAAAAATACATATATGATTATGATAAAAATGAAGAGTACTTATATACAAAACAAAAAGAAAGTTCATTTCGTTCAGTAAATAAACAACCACGATATGAAGGTGCCTCCTATAATCATTATGTTCTTAATACCATTGTGTATGAAGATGGTACATACGTTAGATACTAAATAGAACAAGGAGACGATTATGTATGAGTATCCATGTAAGATTGTTAAGGTAATAGACGGTGACACCGCTGATGTGGACATTGATCTTGGGTTTGGTGTGTGGTTGCACAAACAGAGAATTCGTTTCTATGGTGTTGATACACCTGAGTCAAGGACAAGTGACAAAGAAGAAAAGGTCTATGGCCTGATGGCAAAGGAGTTTGTACAGAAACATCTTCCTTTGGATTCGATACAGGTTCTACGCACTAGAAAAGATGGTAAGGGTAAATATGGCCGCATATTGGGTGAGTTTGTTGTGGAAGATACAACGCTAAATCAGTTATTGATTGACACACACAATGCGGTTGCATACTACGGTCAGTCTAAAGAAGACATTGCAGAAGAGCATATAAAGAACAGAGAACTTGTGAGTGTAGAGAATTATCCGTAATGCCTGATATTACTTACCTCGGCAATCCAAACCTCAAGAAAGCTAATGTCGCCCAGAACTGGACGAAGAAAGAACTTGTTGAATACCAGAAGTGTATGGATAGTCCTCAGTACTTTATTGAGAACTATGTAAAAATTGTCTCTCTGGATGAGGGTCTTGTGCCCTTCAAAATGTATGATTTCCAGAAGGAAATGGTAGGTACTTTCCACAACAATCGTTTCACTATCTGTAAGTTGCCCAGACAGTCGGGTAAGTCTACCGTCATGGTTTCGTATCTGTTGCACTATGCATTGTTTAACGCAAGTGTTAACATTGCTATCCTTGCGAATAAGGCTGCAACTGCTCGTGACCTACTATCA